TGCACAGACGTTGCGATTCAGGGCAAAGTCAGTATGGCCCTAAGGCTTTTCATCTTTGGGACGAGCAATCTCAAAAATGTAATTGTGGGGCGGACACGCCGCCATATTCTTTAACAGGTAACCACGATTTACCTTTTAATGAACTAACTTATTTAGGCACTGTTTTTGGCAACCCAGAATGCGGTGGAATGGTTATTTATATTGAGTCGTCTGATACTGAAGCAGAAAATAGAGTAGTTGCTGGTCGTCATTCTGCTGGAACAAGAACGATACAGGAACTTTTACGCTTAATGATGGAATGGGAAGTTGCAGGTTCTGACTTTGGCTCTACTGAACCTATGGTTGATGTTTGTAGAAACATGCTTGCAGGGTTAGAGATGCCAGATGATGTTAGGGATTGGATTTGGACAAATGTTCCCCCTAATAAAGTTCAGAAGTATTTGGAAGGTAAAACTGATGCTCAGACAGCAGAAGCCCCTCCTGATATTTCTGGGACTATAGTTGAAGAATGGTTACTTCCTTTAATGCAAAAAACGGCCTTGATAGGGTTTATGCCAACAGGCGCATGAACATACATTTCCCACTAGGTTTGTGGGCAGGGGTGGGTGTATGCGATGGATTTGTTGATCCTGAGATTTGTGGCAAAGTTGATGACTTGCTGACAAAACATTGGCATACCTTATGGGAAGCAAATGTTCTGTCAGAGGGTAAGTCTATGCTCGGAGTTAATACTTCTATCAAAAACTCCTCAGACATGGAATTGTCCATAAATATGGGTGACGATTTATATAATTTAGGTTGGTTTGAAGAAGAACTACAAGAAGGTATCAGCAAAGCACTTAATTGCTACGTCAGTAAGTATGATGGCTTGGCCAACTATGCATGGCCTTTGTGTGATACAGGATTCCAAGTTCAACGCTATGAAGAGGGGCATGGTTTCTACACAGAGCATATAGATGGTGGCCCGTTTGGTAAGACAAAAGACAGGTTTTTAGCAGTTTTACTGTATCTAAATGATGTGGAAATTGGTGGAGAAACCAATTTCACTAAACATAATCTATCTGTTGAGCCGAGGGCTGGAAGAGTTTTAATTTTTCCAGTTCATTGGCTATATCCCCATAGAGGGGAAATTCCATTAAGTGGGCATAAAACCATTATTACAACGTTTATAGAGCAACAGGAAGATGGGACTTACTGAGGAGTAAATGGGGAGAACGGTATAAATTACCGTTCCATATAAAACGGAGGCGCTTACAGCGAATGAATAATATAGGTAAGTTTTTAGCGGCAGGGGCCGCTCTTATTACCGCAATAGGGGGGCTACTTGGTGTAGTATTGAATAGTGGAGGCGATAGTTCGCCTCAACCAATTACTCATATTTACATAACCGAAATGGGTGATTATCAAGAATTTGTAGATAGTACAGATTTGGAGCACTATACAGGAATGAAAGACTGATGGACGAATTAGAAATACAAGACATTTTGTCAGAACTATCCCCAGAAGGCGTGAAAGAGTGGGAATCTGCTGTGCTTAGGGCACAAAATAAGGCTATGAGGGCATATATTATGTCTCTTGAGGTTACTCCTGCCGATGAGGTGGGACAAGATGACAAATAAATGAAATGAATACTTCTGCTACGCCTCCTAGTTACAATTTTGATCCCGATAAGAGGGTAATGGATTATGGGTATGGTCTTAACGATATCCAAAATGCAAGAGATCGTCTAGGTAGGCAAGACACTTTAGGCAAGTTCAATATAAAGAAAAACTTTCAACAGAAAGCAAGGGCACTTCCTGGGGCCTTTAATAAGCGTGGCATGATGGATTCTGGACTTTACCAAAGAGGTCGCGAGATGCAGGCAGCAGACAAGGAACTACAATTAGGTTCCTTGGAGGCTAACCGTCTTGAAGCACAGACACAGTTAGATCAACAAAGACAACAACTTGAAGAGTCTCTTTACTGGGGCATGGCTTCAGATGACATAAATGATGCACTTAGAAGGTTTGGTTTAGCGCAGACAATTAAGGGATTGGTTTAATGGCTCCTAGGTTAAACATGGACGACGTTAGGCGTCGTATAAATGAGACTAACGGCAGGAACCCGCATGACCCTCGTCCTACTTTAGAGGAATTACAGGCAGAATATATTCGTAACAATCCTTCAGGGAGAGGTAGAGTAAACCCTCATATCCCTGCTTCTGATCCTGCAGATCGTGGAGTTTTAAATAAACAAGGTTCTTCAGGTACGACTGGTCCATTTGGGAGCACAGCGCAAGGTCCACCTAACGTTCTGGACCAAATACAAACTGCTATTGCAGAGTCTGCAAATGTAGAAGCAAGACGTACAGACCCTGCCCCTCCGTCTTACGGTAGCGGTGGGCGTGCTGAAACGCCACCACGTGCTTCTGACACAGCAGAAGTTGGAAGAAGTGGACCTCCTTCAACTCCTACTCGTCCTCAAACTGACATGAATAGAACTGGGACACGTCCAGCAAGGAGTCCTGCTCAGGGTCCTCCAAATATGGCAGATCAGCATGGGCAAGGTCCTTTAGGGGATAGAAACAGGGTAGATCCTAGACCCCCAATGCCTCCTCCTCCTGCAGACCGATTTAGGTTTGGTAGTCCACCTCCTGCTAGAGGTGCTGGATATAATCAAGGTCCACCAAACAGAACAGATCAAGGGGGGCAAGGTCCCTTAGGGGATAGAAATAGGGTAGATACTCGTTCTAATCAGCCTTTAGGCGATCAGAACCGTTTCCCTCCTCCTACTCCTCAGTTCGCTGATTTTTATGACGGGCCTCCTCCTTACACGTTTACTCCGCCGATGGCTGATTTTTACGACGGGCCGACACCCGCACCGATGCATGGAACTTCTCAATATAGAGAAATGCCTCCTCCCCAATTCGCCGATTTTTATGATGGGCCTAATTGGCAAGGTGTTACCAACCCACAACAACAACCTGTAGGCGATCAAAACAGATTTGGTCCTTCTGCGGAGTCTGTGGAAAGTACACGCAGAATTAATGAACTCGCGTACGGTCCAGACGCTCCTTGGAGAACAGATCCTTATACGGGTGGGTGGCAAGATAAGAGAGATGCTCATGCGGCTTTAGTGGCCGAACAAGGCATGGATACTCTGGAACTACGTGAGTGGCAACTGGGTGGCATGGATACAGTGTCTACTGATGCTGGAAATTTTGGTTGGGGTTCACAGAACGCTACTGCATATAACCGCTCACAGAACGGTTCCTTAGGTCCACCAGATCAAAATACACCTTCTGGTGGTTCGTTGAGAGAAGATAAATGGCCTGAAATTTCAGCCTTAAGGTCTGAACAAGGAGGCCCCAGACAGCAAGACTTACAGCAAGCAATTATGGAGCAATATAATTTAGGCTTAGATGCCTTGCCTCCTATGCACGGTACTGCTCAATACAGGGAAATACCTCCACCTCCACCTCCTCCTCATGGAACCGCTCAATACAGGGAGCAGCGTCCAATTCCTCCTTTGACAGATCAGAACCGTTTCGGGCCACCCCCTCCTGAAGAGTGGCTTCCCCGACACGGAACTGCTGGGTATCAACAAGACCCAAGGTTTGGCCTTGGTCCTATACCAGAAACTCCTCCTCTTCACGGAACGTCGCAATATCAAAATGAAGATGTTTTCCGTGAATGGTTAAAGACACGTCCAACTGGCGACGGCACAGGTGGCGGCGGCGGTGGCGGCGGCGGCGGCGGCGGCGGCGGCGGTGGCGGTGGTTCTACTGCAGGTGGTGCTTATCAAGACATAGCAAACTTGCAACAGTCAAAGCGTGACGCTTTAACAGGTTCATATGAACAAACTCAAAGCGATTATGCAGATGCTGAAGATTATAGAGAAGGTCAAATTACACAAATTGCTGATGATTTAACCGTATCGCTTACAGATCTTGAGAATGAGCGTGTTGATATTCAGACACAGATTTCTGATGCGACAAAGTTGCGTGGTGATGAAGCCTTAGCAACTATGGAGGAGCGCCAACAGGCAAACCTTGAGAAGTTAGGGCAGATAGAAACAACTGAATATAATGAAGTTACTGAACTTGTCGCTGGTTTAACTGGCTCACAGGTTAGAGGGGCTAACGACACTATGAACCGTTTAGCACAGGTCGCTAATACTGCTGGTGCTGGTCGCTTGGCTATACCTGCTGAACAGTTGGCTGAATCTATGACTGTTTTGTCTGATGAGATGTTTGGATTAACTACGGCTCTTGATAAAGACTTTAATGACAAGATGGCTATGGTTGATATTGAAGAACAAGAAATGATAATGAAGCAAAAAGAAGCAGATCGCAAGGCTAGGGCCGCTGCGGCTGCTGCTGCCGCTAAGGCTGCTGAAAGTAGCCGCCGTTGGGAAGCGGAGATGGCTCTTAAGGTTCAAAAAGCAGAAACTGACATTATGAAGTGGGAAGCAGAGTTTGGGCTTGATGTTAGAGGCATGGAGTTAGAAGAAGCAGAATTTTTACTTGGTGTTGAAAGAGAGGCCGCTGAAAAGAGAGGCCATGACGCTAATGTTAGCACTCTTGCAGGTATGCAAAGCACGTATACGGCGGCAGAACTTGGCGCTATGACCGATAGTCAGTTAGATAATGTTTGGACACAAGTTGGGGAAGATCTTACAACTTACAATAAATTGTCAAATATGACAGCAGGTTCGGTAGAACATTTCTTACTTCCTGTTGATGAAGGCGGGTTCGGTTATGACGATCCCGCTATTGTACAAAATGGTGTTGCTTGGGCTGGGTTTATGCAAGGAGCATCTGCCTTAGAAGAAGATAAAGACATTATTATGGCTGGTTTTACAGATGACCAACAGGGGGCTTGGTGGCAGGCACCTAACGGAGAAGAATTTTGGTTCTATGACGAAGCAGCCATTGATGAACAAATGGCAATTTATACCGCTAACGCTCTCCAAATTGAAAATACATACTTAGATGTAAATTCTTATGGTGAAGATGTTGGCAAGACTGACGAATGGTCTGAAGTAACCGCTGTTGCAACAACATGGAATGTTTATCACACTCTTACAGATACTCAGGTAGATGAAGTAGATATTAGATCTCAAGAACAACCACCATTTGAAGGTACAGTTTACAAGAGTCCTAACAGGCACGGAGATCCGTACACTAGTTATGATACGTATGACTATATTATGAGAGGGCAGGAGACTGGCCCTGCAGTATCTGCAGCGGATCTAGGCATACTTGCTGGTCCACAATTTAGACAATGACATGGCGATTGACAGACAACAACTTCTGGATACAGTAAAACCTCCTAGTTTTTCAAAGCCGCCTGAAGTTGAAAGACCTTCTGGGAATCAACGATCCACCACAGATATCTTAAGAGATACTTTTGGTGTAGGCGAAAACAATTTAACTAACATAGATCAAGTAATTAATCGTTACGATCCTTCTAAAATTAGAGGTTCGTTAGATAATTATGACACTGTTCCTTGGGTAGATACTCAGGCAAGGCAAGATTTTCAAGATCAACAAAACGAAGGCGGCTTTTGGCAAAGCCGCATAGGTGGTCTAATTGGTCGCGCTTTAGTGACATTAGGTAGACCGCTCTCTGCTGTGGCCGCTACAGCCAAACTCGTTGAAGGAGGCGTTACTAAT